GACCAGTTCGACGTTTAAAAACATAAAACGATAAGCAAACACAAATATTCGCTATCAAACAAATCAAAAATTCACCAAGACACCACTTACACAAAATGACATCGCAGACTCCCAGACCAACGACTACCCAATCAGCTGAGCTGATCTCGCTAGCTAACATCAGTACGATTACCGAGTTCGCGCGAAAAGCAGCGGAGCAAGAACCGATCACTGAGAGTCTCAAGCGTTCAATCCAGAACACTGCTGAAACTCTTGTGATCCCCAAGAGCGACGAGAAAATTCCCTTGTGGTCGGTCAACAAAATTCAGGCCTGCCGAGAGATCCCGTCTCGTTCTCGCATTCACAAATACCTCCAAGGCCTAGAGAACAATCCGCAAAGGCTGAGCGATATTCACCACCTTCGCACTATGGCAGTCACGTTCGGTATGTGCCTAGAGTCTGACGACGGCAAGACCAACGCAGTCAAAGAGCTCATCACGAAAACACTGGCCAGCGAGACACCGTTTCGATTCACAGTCGAGCTCGGGCAAGAGACAGAGATCAATCTCGGCTACCTGCACGACGGCGGTGTCGAAACTGAGGTTGACAAGGCAGCGGGTCCAGATCCGCAACTTGCAGAGCTGGAGAAAGCTATCACCGGGTCAACGACTGAAGTCAAAGACTTCCCGAAGATCACCACTGCACTGGCGACGATCAAAGATGATCACGCTTATCGTCTCTGCGTGGCACTAATTCTCGGCGAATTCTTCCGCGCCGGACTCGGCAAAGACGAAAGCAAGATCAAGACGCGACAAGGCAAGACTGGTCAGAAACTTCGAAGCATCCTGAGTATCGACGTTCCTGCCAATACCGAGGCGTTCGTGCTCCGAGGTCGTGATGCTTCGACATTCATCACGGGCTCATCCGGCTGTCTCAAGTTTCTCGCAGCGATCCTGGGGACCATCCCGCTCGTGCGCAAGGACACCAAAGACCACACCTGGGATGAAGCGTTCGGAATCGAGCAGGCATCACTCGGCAAGGCGCTCGAGTTCTACCGAATGGCTCCGGTCAAGCTAGTGTTGTCGATCAACGGAGTCATGCCGAAGACCTCTTCGTGGATCGACTATCTCGCGGTTCGCACAACGACGAACGGCATTCTCGGCTGGTTCGCCTACTGGACGCTCTACGACCCGAACAACGAGTCGCGCTTGCTCTACGACGGACTTCGCCTCGAAACCTATGCGCCGTTCATGCGATGCTTCAACGAGAGCTGGCTCGGACAGTTGTCTAATGCGCAGTGCGGCGAGTTGAACTTCTTGCTCAAAGCCCTGTGTACTATTCTCCTGCCCGACCAAGGAACGATCGAGGGCCTTCGCATGCAACCTCCACCGCTCGGCACGATGCACAGTCACATCACGATGATCAATCATCTGGTCAAGCTGGCATCCGAGAACATGGCTAGCTCAGCCATCAAGAACCCGATCGAAGATCAGCTGCGCACTTCTGGATTCACTGAGTTCAAGGAGGCTGATTGGAAGCGGCTCTACGCACAGTGTCAGGAATCGATGAGACTGGCGTCAGGAGCGGGCGTTTCGTTCAACGCACCAGAACCGGCGGAGCCTCCGGCAGGGCCGTCGACCAGCGTCAAACAAAACTGGAGCGACTTTGATTGATTTGATCACTTATACCCTGGCGAGTTCGCGCGCGCGTCTTATTTTAGAAAACTATCAGATAAGCATAATACAACCAACATCTCGAAAACGAAACATTCTCACGGTCACACTTGACAACCAACATGAGTTACAATGATTACGAACCTGTCGCACCAAATGCTCTCAGCAAAAGTACATTCAAGACTCTTCTCGGAGGTCTCGCCAAAGCCACCGGAGATCCTGCAATCAAGGCGCTTTCGCTCGATCCAGAGAACGCTATCCGAGTCGCGACCCCAGTGATCCTACCGAAAGACACAAAAGTTGAATCTGCCGTCGAACAGAAGTCGGACTCCGAGGATCCCGACCTCTACGAGGACGACGACTTCACCAAGGAGTCGTTTCCTAAGATCGGCGACTCTGGCTCCTTCCCGACAATAGTAAACCCTACACTCGATGTCGAGTATCGCGAGCATATCAAGCTTCTCTCGGAGACTAGAATCCTAGGAGACTATCCGTTGCCCGCCCAGTACGGACCGAAGGGTCACTCACGCGACGCTGATCCGAAGGAAGTGCTTGTCGCGCTGACGAAGAAGCTTCTGATACTTCAAGGTCGCACCGATCAATCGGTCATCGAACGGGCACAAGCTCGACTCGAAGACGCTGTGCGAAGAATGGAGACAGACCTTGAAAAGTCCGCTCGCACGCTGGCGAATCACATGGAAGCGCATCGAAGCGCTCTGAAAGACGCCGAGAAGAAGAAAGATGAGGACACGCTGGCGAAAGCGATCACGGCGGTGCGTCAGTACTGCTTCGCAAAGGTCTGGCAACAGTCAAGTCCCGAGGTCAAGCGTAAGGAGATCCTCGAGAAAGCGATTGCGAACCAGAAGATCTATCTTCCTGACGAGGTCGTGGCTACGGCTATCACAAAGGCAGTAGCCGCGATGGCACCTTTGCGAGATCAAGCCATGGTCGAGCTCGAGCAGCGCGTCGCCGCTATACTTCCGAAACTTTGACTCCACATCTTCTACTCCACCGCGTATCCGGCTAAGCCTCAACAACAACTTTACTTACAAAAACTATGAACTTCTTCAATCTCAAGAGCGTCGATTCTGCAAAGACAGACCAAACTCTCTGGGTCCATATGAACGGGCAAATCACTGTATTCTCGTTCGATGAAACCTACGAAGCAACACCGTGCAACGCACTGCACAACGCCTTAAAGACGAAGATAACAAACGGACCAACGCGCTACCTCGACCTCTTGGCTCTCGCGAACCTCATCACTGAACAGTCGCATGAAACATCGGAAGACATCTCGCTCGGATCGTCGATCGGCAAGAAAGTTTACGCGCATACGTGGAAGTTCGACGTCGTAGGGTTCGGAGAAAAGGGCACGATCTGCCGCGAGCTTGGTGTTCCGGTAAGCTACGAGTTCGCAAGATGCCCCGTCAGTATCATCAAGTATGAGCAGTCTTCGGCGCTCTCAGTCCATCGCGTCTACATCGAGGTCGCCTTCAAAAACGGATCCGTCAAAACTACCGACGCTAAGGATCTGTTCACTGGCAAAGACGCGAAGCAAACCATCTTGATCAAACCACTACCTTTCGTCAAGACCATTGTGGGCAAGATCAACCTGGCCGGTGATCCTCTCGACACGATTCTTCTCAAGCAAGCTGGTCCGTCGACGTCAAAGAAGAAGTAAAAGGCAAGTACATACATATAGAAACCATGTTCATTTCCTTACAAGCTCGCAACCTCTTCTCTCTCTTAGCTTGCATTTCACTCCCTCTACCGTCGCAACCTCTTCCAGAGATCGAAGTGCTTTCGTGCACGTCTACTCCTTCAGGACATTATCTATGGGATGTCTCTTATGGAGATGAACACTCAGAATTGGCCGAGCTGATCTTGCTAGATCCCAAAAGCGGGAAGCAAGAGATCTCCGGGCTCAATTGGTGTCTTAAGGACAAGACAGTCAAAACACCCTGCGATGCGTTTCCATCTAGAAGAGCTTCTGCTTATATGTTCTCTCATTCGCCTACTCTTTCTACGTTCGCAGTATCGAAGATTTGCAACTCAAAACTTTACGTGTCACTCTCCCCAATAGCAATGGTAGAATACATCTGCTCGGCTTCTAAGATCAACTTAAAGCATGTGTTCAACCGGACAAACATCTTTGCTGATCCGACCCTCCATGTCGACCCTGAATCCGGATTACTGTTCAAAGTAGGACAGAATGAATGGAAGATCGACTATGGCCGCGTTTCCTCATTTCGTCTCAACAGCACCCACGAGTATATCGCATCGAGTAACAACATTGTCTCAATCGCCTCGCACGAGTGTATGCGTGACAATCAATCAACTCCCAAACCCCGAACTCTAAATTGTAGCCCCAACTCTCCGATCTGCGTGTATACAACGGAGCTGATAGACTTACTGTGACGTACCGTAGCACTTACCCGATCGTCTTCTTATTAATAAAAACTAACGGAGCAAGCAAACAAACACTCACGAAATGTCAAAAATCATCATCATCTCGCTGATCGCCGTCGCCACCTCCAATCTCACTGAAACTCAGACCGATTGGCAGCCTTTTCTCGATACGGTATTTAATCTGTACTCTATCGAACACGTACAGCAGGAGGTCACACCTCCGGCTCGACCGATCTGCGATCACGCTCCTGTCTCTAAGAGTGAGCAATATCCGATCCCTCTGTCTACAACGATTTATCGAGTCCGAACAGACGAGTTACTCCGGAAAGGAGTAATAATATCCTCGAACAAGAACTGGCGCACATGTCAAGTGTCACTTTGGGGATTGCATGTGAGAGACCATGGGCAGGAAGAACTAGACAATGCAATTTCGTGTCCGCTACCTGGTTCTCCCAAGTACTCGCACGTCGCCGGAGATGGTACAAAGTGTGATCACAACGTCCCGGACTACGATTGTCAATGGTTGAGCACAAGAACGACATCCGCTGACCTTTGCTGCGCCCACGAAACTGTCGTTCATTATGACCCAATCTCAGAATCTTGTGTTGTTACCGGTTACACCATTCCGAACTGCACAGAAGCTGCGAAAAGTGGTGTCATACGAACGGCTTTCAGAAGAGCAGAGTTCACCCCGATTTCCAGCAAGTGCGAGCTTGACATCTTGGCGCAGAATATCTCGTGTCATCTTCTCAGCATCACTAAAACGGCGAGCAAGAAGAGGATCCTGAAGTGCCAAGATGTTGCGTATGAGCTGACTGATCAGCGCGTTCAATGTCACAATCGTTCGTATTTTTCAACATCAACCGGTGAGCTACTCAGTTTCAACAGCGGGGAGTCCATGTTGATGGCACACGATGCAAAGTTTGTTGAGACGATCAAGAACTTCGACAAGGAGAAGATCGAGGGGGCATTCGAGGACGAGAGGACCGCGACCGGATACGAAGAACGCTTGAGATTGGCTATCTGGAATCTCGAAGAGTCGACGAGGATCAACCTGGTCAAGCTAAAATGCAAGGCCGAAGAGCTAGGATGGATTGTCGCGAGTAATCTGAAGACCGTCGATCCGTTCTCTGCGAACGAGTTCGCGCGAAAGACGGATACCTTCTTTTGGGTCTGGATGAAGAATGGTAGAATAGGAGCGCACCCGTTGATCTCCCGAAAGTGGAGCAAATACCTGGTCTCAGAAGGGACTTTGAGACTGATGGACAACAATTCGCGACTTTTCTGTCTCTCCTCCGTTCACCCGGCATTCGCGCATGAGCCACCATGCCAACCGTTGTCGTTTCCGATAAAGATCGGGGCAAACATCATCCAGAACGACGGATCAGTTTCTATCGCTGCGAAGGAGAGTCTCTGGGCTGCGATTAACAACGATCCCCCAACTCTTGCGCGGAATCTTCTACATTCAGTCCATCATGCCATATTCCTAGATTCCCCAGGATCTCACATTTCTCTAACTATGTCAGAGCGACTTAAGGGCGTAGAAGGTAGTGTCGAGAGCCTCATCCCGACCAATCCGCTCTTCGAGTATCTCCACTGGAGATTCGGTTGGCTCGCTTATCCGATCGGGTTTCTCATTATTGCTTTCGCTTCTACTGTTCTTTTAGGATTGTTATACTGTTTTGTCAAGACGTGGTGCAAACCGGTTCGGTCGGCGGCGAAAGCGCTAGACTCCGTTGAGCTGAAACCGCTACGGAAACGCGGTCCGGAAATCCACTGAGCGCGGTCATCACTTACTCATAACTAGCGAATGCGCGGTCTTGCCATGAGACAATCACGTCCACGATACGCTTCTATTTAAGAAAAAGCTCGTCAATAAAAGTGTAAGCAAAAAAACAATCTACACATCAAAGTATTGCTTTTGTACGCACTTGCTTTCTGGACAATGAAGCATTTCACCTCATCCAGTATTCTGTTACCTACCCTAATGCTATCTGTAGTAACAGATGATCTCACAGAACATGAAGTCTCGATATTTCTTTGCCCACCCGCGAATTATGCCAGCTACACCGCGGTTCCCGCTCCCACTTCGTGTGAGATCGAGGATATCTCGGAGATTGAAACGATATCAAAAACCTTCGTAGAGATTCACATCCCAGATTACGACCTGATCACACTGCCTGCTAAGTCCTGTCGCAGATATGACTACTACTCTAAATGTTGGCAAAATTTCTGTTGTAGTGGAGGGGCGGAATCCAGAATTAAGGAAGTGAATACGACGCAAGATGATCGGCACACAGCTTACCAGAGCACCATGAACTCGAAGATCAATAACATTGGCGGATATTGTACTGAACCAATGGAATACGCACCGTGTGTATGGCCGAAAACGACAGAAACCTCAGGTTCGGTTCTGTGCTGCTCCACAATATCAGTAATCTACAATCAGTGGAGAGCGCAAGTGATCGGGCCTGTGCCTAGAAGACCGTTGTCAGGTACTATCGATTCATATGTTGCTGCAGATGGCGCGACGATCTACTTGGAAGCTCCCCTGAGCTTGAGTAGGGCGTGTGATCTCCGCTTGTCGAAGAAAGCGATGTGTTATCGAAAGACCGATTACATATTCTGCAACCCAGTGCATAGAGCTTTCAAAGTCCTTAACGAAACCGATTGCGAGGGCTTTATTAAGACGCAAGAGGGATTCTATCTCAAGACTCATCTCCCCATAAAGGAGCGGACGAAGAGAGCGGTGAATGACGCAGAGGCTCTCGTTAATGGTTTAAGGTGGGAGCTCAACAAATTGATGACAGAGGTCAGTGAGCAGCTCGCGCAACTCCGATGTGAAAACTTACGCCTGCGATCAGAGCTAGCTCTGCTTAACGAAGGGCAACACGGAAATTATTGGGCTTCATCCCTCTCAAAGTACCGAGGAGTCGTCGAGCAGGGTGTCTACTTTCCTACTGGTTGCGTTGAGGTTCGATCCTATGACGTCGATCTCGCCCGGTTGAGAACGAAGTGTGACTCTTACATCCCGATCAACTTCGTGTTAAATGGCACTAAAAGAACAGGGTTTGTTCACCCTCTTACAAGAATCATCTCTTTCGACTCTCCGTCTCAAGCTTTTTGCAATCATCAGATGAGCCCTTTCCTGTACACTGACGATTTGACACCTTATTCTCCAATAGAGAGAAGAATGGTGGAGAGGAACACTATTGATCTAGCCACTTTCAACTTAACGCTTAATTTATCGGATCCGATCTCATGGTACGATCTCACGGACACTGGGAATCAGGATCTGTTACAGGCAATTTATAATCTATCCTACACCGGGGTTTCACCTGAGGAGCTTCGCGAAGACCTAGTTTTCAATAGGCAACTCTCGGGCCTTGATTTGGAAGCCATAGCCAACCGGGTCAGTTTCTTTCCGCGAATTTGGCTAAGGTGGAAGAGTTTTGTCATCGCGGTGTGCTCTGTAGCACTATTCGTAGTTTTGACCGTCCTATTGATTAAAGTAGTAATCTTGTTTAGGGGATTTGGGTGGCTTAGGTTCAGAGCGCATGAACAAGGATATTCCAAGCTCAGGAATTATACAGATTGAGGCCTTGACAATTTCTAAGGGATTATTTAAATAAAATATCGGAACAAGCAAAACCAACCTACGATCCTAACATTTTATAACTGACGACAACAAATCACCCGCAATAGACACCAGCTGCGAAAACCCGGAAATGGAGACCGCAACTAACTCCGACAAACGCCGCGTGAGCCAGCATACCCTGACGGTTGCCGAGCAAGACACGTTCGACGAACTGCGGCGGCGGTCCTGGGTGAATTGGTATCGGATCGTAAGACTCGCGCTCTCCTGCGCAATTCGTTTGGACATGAACGAGTCGGTTCAGCCCAGACCACACAACACCCAGGGGAAACAATAATCACACATTCTAATCGCTTGATGAAGCCAGTAGGGCTGTTGTCGACGAGTCGATTGTTATTTAAATAAAATGTTTCGACATGACAATACTTATAGCAATAAGCAAAAACAATCCTTTTACTGAAACTCCAAAACAAAATGAGTTACGCAGAGCAACCCGAGCTCGACCTACTCGATGACGGGCCTAAAAGAACAAAGATGAAATTCGCAAAGGACACATGTTTGAACTCGCCACTGATACTCGATGACTACGTAGCAGTCAGAGACCGAGGAACCACCGGATACGGGCGTCAAGACACTGAAATCGAGATCATCAACGACTTGTTCAATCAGCCGGACCACTTAAAGATCGACTGCCATGAGTGGCTAGGAGAAGTGCTAATGGCTTTATGGAACGACGAGGACTTCCGAGTCGAAGGCTCATTGAGCACCAGCCCCAGAACCTACATCAGAGAGGCAGTGCGAGCTACGACCGAGGAAGCAAATGCGATCGCCCAAATGATCAAGAGCACAGACCCGCCGTATGATGTCGACGACTACTCATACGAAGCAATGAACGTGCATGTGAAAAGATATCTGATATTCCATCGACTATTCGATCTGATCAGCAAGCACAAGTCAGCTCTCGCTCTGCACGGGGATGAGGCGCGCGTTCCAAGCCCGATCTCGAAGATCCCTCTTGATCGGGTCTACGTTCACGCTCTATACTCGCTGGACGTGACTCCGTGGGTGAGGATCTCCTACACGGAAAACTACACCTACTTCGAGTTCAAGAAGACAGCACTCACTCGGCTCGGAGCCGTCGCAGATCACAACATCTTTCTGATGATTCACGACGTCTTCAATTCACGCTTTAACACCTTGCTTCTCACTGACATCGCAAGCGTGATGAACCTCGCCTGGTATCCTTCTATACCATCATTACAGGAGATCTACGAGGTCGGAGACAAGATTCTCGCCACCATGGGCAACGAAGGCTACAAGCTCCTGAAGATGTTCGAACCGGTGGTAGTCAGCAGCATACTCTATGCAAATCGAGACGCAGATCTAATCACAGTCGAAGACTTCTACAACAACATCAACGAAGCATGGGAAGAAGCAGTAGAAGAGAAAGGCGGGCGACACAGAAATGCGCTTGGCGCGTGGCGACGGGTGCTCGGAGGACTGAACGACGCGCAACGAACTCAAGTGCACGGAGTCTTTCGTCATTGGGGACATCCGTTGATCGATCCGATTGCGTCATGCAAGAAACTGGCCCGCCGATCAAGAACGCCGTTCACGGCCGCTGATTCAGAGATGGACTGGCTAGAGGGCGTGCTAAGAAGAGAGCTGACGCTCGCGTATTACAACAAGCACGGAAAACTTCCGGAAATCGTGAAAAGTACTATCAGAGAACAGTCGAAGCTATACGACGTGATGATGAACAAGCGGAGTTACCAATCGGCTGCCGGTCGTGACAGCCTCGACGACTGGAAGGAGATAAGATTCGAGAAGACATTCAGCGGAGGAGAAGACATCGACATCATGGCGGTGATTCAAGACAGAGCTCACTCACTGCCTAGATCAAAGCTGATCCCGTTCCTAGACGCGAAACGACCGTCGTACGGTCCCTCGCACTTAAGGAAAGTCACGACGACGTTTCTCGGTAACAACTTTGGCACGCCCGACCAGATCCTCGCCGAGGCTGACACGTGGGGCGACGACCTCGAGAAGATCAAAGACGAGCTCGCGATCGCGCTAGTGTGCAAAGAGAGAGAGTTGAATCCGGAGGCGCGAAACTTCGTGCTGATGACTATGTCGCTGAAACTGTGGTTGGGATTGTCTGAGGAGCTGATAAACCAAAACATCGTCAAGCTGTTCAAGGCGGTCACTACGTCTGACTCTATGCTCGAGCTCATCAAGAAGCTATACGGAGTCTCGAAAGATCTAAACGGTGAAGCAGCGAAGCACGTCGTGCATGTACTCAACTCGCTGGACTTCGAAAAGTGGAACAATCAATTCAGAGAGATGACGACGCGGGCGCTGTTCGCAATGTTCGACGAATTGCACGGTTTTCGACAGGTATTTGGCCAAACCCACCAAATTTGGTCAAATTGCGTCGTTTATTCTACGCATCAGTCGTCCTTGCCTACAGCGCAAGAGTTCATCGCGTTGTGTGAAGGAAGAATAACGATAAACGAGCGAGAGACCGCATGGACCGGTCACCTGGGCGGTTTCGACGGACTTCGCCAAAAATCGTGGACTGTGTGGAATGTGATTATCGAGTCGGTCCTGTTGCGCATGCATGGACTGAAAGGGAAGATTCTCGGACAAGGAGACAATCAGATCGTCAACGTTTCGGTGTTGATACCTCAACGGGTTCAGACCGACGCAGAAAAGAAGCTGTTCGCAAATGAGCAAATTCACGCGTTCCTACGATCGCTGAGGGCCAAGTTCAGAAGTTACAATCAAGAGTTGAAGTTGGCAGAGACATGGTCGTCATCGCAGCTAGTCATCTACGGTAAGCAGATGATCAATCGCGGTTGCTTCTTGCCGATGACGCTTAAGAGAGGTTCTCGAATGGCAGACACTGAGAACGAGCTTTATCCAACATTCGAGAAAGCGGCTGCGACGATTTCCGCCTCCGGCACTTCCGGCGTCGGATCAGACTTCTGTGTCGGACCATCGCTCGTCGCTACAAGGATCCGGCTTCTTTTAGCCTGGGACTCAGATGCACGCTACAACGTCATGACTGGAGGGCCGCAATCATTCAACACCGGCGCCACGCTCAACATCGATAGACCGCGATCTGGTAAATACTTCGCAAATGGCTACGATCTCATCGCAAATGACTGGCAGCAATCGCGACTGTCAACTGAGATGATGACATGTTTCCTCTTCGTGGGGACAAGTATGGGCGGATACTCCGTACCGCTCCTGCTAGATCTAATGCAGCGAGGATTTCCAGATCCGTTCAGCACAAACTACCTGACGCTCCACGCCCTGCTCGCTTACAAGAAAACGTCGTATACGAAGTCAGTGCGCGATGCTTTTTCATCAGCGCTTCACATCAAGAGGAACACGACCGAAGATCTCGGGCTGCTGTTTGAAGACCCCGTGGCCATCAACCTTCTTCGGCCAGTGCAATCTCAAAATGTCGAGAAACACGTGTGCTCTGACATGCTGCGAGGGAGACATGGAATGTCGCAGGTGAAAAACGAAGTCGTGCGATCACTGATCCAGGCGGGAATACAACAACGAGAGCCGTTGATCGAGGCACTGAGTTCAATGTCGCAAGTCTGTCCGAGAATCTCGCATGAAATTCTCGACGCATCACCTGCAGGCATCGTCGCGAGTACGATCAATCGCTTCGCAGGCCAGACGACGGTGGTAAAAGCGGCAATGGCGGCCCATAATCGCATCGATGTAAAAACGCAAAAGATGAAAGGCGAAGGATCTTCGTATATCAGCCTGATGACCGCCATCTCTCCGGCCGAGAACATAAGGCTCCACTGCGGCGAGCCTGTGCGCGTGTACGCCTACGATAGCGCAATGTGTCCTAGCTGGAATGCAGGAAAGGCTCGAGACTTTTCGTGGGGCCGAGAGATTCACGGAGTGACAGTGCCTCATCCGCTCTGTTACACAAGGAGATTCATCTGCAAAAAGGACAGGTGCGCAAAGTGCGACGAATCAGTGGAACCGGAAGCATCGAATGAGGCGCGCGTCGCTGCGCGGTCTTACGTTCTCACACTCACCGGTACCACCTCGATCAATCCAGGCGATTTCTGGTCAGTGGCCGGAAAGACCACGCCATACTTCGGCAATGTGACCCGCGAGCGCGTGCCTCAAGTTCGATCATACGTCGTCGAGAGTCGAGACAGAGCGATCAGAAATATGCTCAAGAACTACCGGATGATCGGATGGATCTTCCCTAAAGGCTCAAATATGGAAAAGCTTCTCGACAAAGTGGTCGGCACGATGACAGATCTCGATCCTGCACTTCTCAAAACAAGTCTGGAGCACTCGTCGGGAGACTGGAGACATCGGTTCGGCGATCAAGCGACCACGCATGGCAGCATGCTAAACAGATCATACACGACCGCGACTCACTATGTGTTGTCAACAAACCCGTGCGAGCTCTTGGCAAAAGGCACTAAAAATCGAATGGTGCATTTTCAATCACTGCTACTCCTCTGCTCATGGTTTGACGAGAGTATCGGTCTCCACACGAACGGTGCAGGCGTCAGATATCCGCGTCATTATCATATCGCAAAGCATATCGAATGCATTCCAGAGTTCAAGGTTGAGAACTTCGACGTCGCAGATCCGAAAGACCTGAATCTCGAATCTTGCCGCAATGTGCCCGGGTTATGGGTGCCAAAAGAACGAATCACGATCGAAGGCAGAACAGAGATGATTTACCAGATCAAGACAATTTCAAGCATGTCGAAAGGCGACAAATTCTATGCTTACTACGCTCTCGTTGCTAAGAGGCATGTCGACGCCATGATAAACAGCTCAGTCAAAACAGAAGACTTCGAAGTTGGGCAGCATCTCGGCATGTCAATCGGATTGATCAGCTCAGCGAACGGGCTAATCGTTTTCTTCAGTGTTGCACTCGAAATCTTGACGCGTCACTTCCTGCGGAACGATCTGCCGTACTTCATCTCGAACTCCACGACCGACTGGGCAAAAGTCTACAGTGATATTGCGAGAGAACTGCGCCTGAAAAACGGCTCGTTCTTTCGCCCGCTGTGCGAACTCTTCCTCTTTCCGGACGTTCGAGAAGAAATCATCAAAGACGCCAGATTCCCAATGAACTTCGAATACCAAGGCTACTCGATCAAATCAACGACTGAGGCTGCTCGATCAATCCTCTGCAAGATCTTCTCGAATTACTACATCGTCGAGTTTATTGAAAAGATCGCCAAAAACGCTCTGGGCGAATACCGATCAGCAGTCGTCGATCAGGAGACGGATACCGGAGTCGGCTTGACTCGATACATCATCGCAAATCTGTTGCTCCGAGGCTGCAATCCGAGCGATCTCCTCGTCCTCGGCGGGCTGCTCTATGAGATGAACCACCAACAGTACCCGAACAAACGCGCAATGTCCGAGTCTCTGAAAAACATTTTGCTCGCCTTCGACAATGGAACAAGCCGACGTGCAAACATCATCGACATCATTCTGGCGTTGAAAGAACCGTCATACCTTCCGTCTACCATCGACAGCGCCATTAAGCTCTGCAATGAGAACGTCAACGTCAGCCTGGGTGGCCAAAGATATCCGGAGCATGTGATCGCTGGGCTCGACCAGTGCAGAGAAACGGCCAAAGTTCTGGCTCGAGGCACAACAGGTGAGAGCTTTGGCGATGTGGCGTACGAGACAAAGGCATCGCGCAAAGTCGAGAGAACAATCATCGGTATGGGCAAACATCGCTACAAACCTGTAAGCATCTCAACGACTTCGCAGTACAAGATCCTGTCAATTCTGCGAAGCATCGAGCTCCTTGATGTGCAGCGAGCGATTTGTCTTGCTGACGGCTCCGGAGGATTCACGATGATCATTCTTGAGCTTTTCAAGAACGCCCGCGTATTCTTTCACACGATGTCGACCGGCGATGACCTGATGCCTCACAGTCAAGGTGGCGCGCTGCCTCCAGCCTTCGAAGCGCGAGAGAATCTCCGCTCGCGACTCGTCTCGCCTCGAGCGTCATGGGAAAACCCTGTGGACCTCCTCACTACTCCAGCTCTCGACATCGTGCCGACCGAGTTCAGCTCCGGCATTGACCTTGTGACGTGCGACCTTGAGAGCGAAAAATGTGAAGACTTGGCCACGACCATCATCATGCTTAACAACCTGATGGCCGTATGTCGAGTCTATGGGAAGAGGACCACCACAATGATATGTAAGGTCTATCTCGAAAACGAAGACCAGATCATGCTGATCATGAACTGTGTGCTATCGACGTTCGAGAACTGCCAAATGTTGACGACCTTTTACACGTCGTGCTGGTCACGAGAGATGTTCATCGTCGCGAACGGGGTCAATACAGAGCTCCGAACACTCAAAGTCGCTCTCAAGGAACATGACGTTCTCCTCTACTCCGAGAAGAACCGGCTATCGAAAGTTGAAAAGCTGCGAGAAGACGTTCGAGGCAGCCTTAGGCTGCTCAAGGAAGCAGAGGAGGAGTACTCTCTAACGATCGCTGGTCCGCTCGGCATCGAAATGTGGCGCTCGAAAGCTCTGGAGATCAGATCAGCATACGGCATTGATAAGGTCAGCTCGCTAGAGCAAATCATTCCGAAGTTGTTCGACTACTACCTACGGCACTACGAAACAGCAGAGATGTACACCGATCAGACCGGCAAGTTCAATCCTAGAAAGATGAAGAAAGAGAAGAAGACGTTCATGTATGTGCATTTCTGTTACACTTTCTACTCAAGCGTCCTGATGAAAGGCGAGATCGAGGGCTTGATGCACCACATGCTAGACAACACAAGATACACGTACTTCATTTACCGAACCAAAGGGCGGCGCGTGGCGATGGGAGCCGCGCGCTCAGTTCCTGGACTGTGGAAATTGCTCGAGAGATACGAGGATCGTCACGAGATCGTTTGGAAAAGAGAACTCGAAAGCCCGGCCAAACTTCAATCAAAATTCAAAGACTACTATCGATACACTCGCATTGACGAAGAGCTCCCGATGATCGACCTACCGCATTCGCACTCCTTTCAACTATACCCAATGACCGACACCCCACGCGATCGCAACCTCAATTCAGAAATCGTTTCACTCTTGCGCGAAAAATGACCGCGTTTTCATTCTTCGTTTGTCCGTCAATCTCAACCGCTACTTAAGAAAACTATACATCTCTAGTCCCTTCTCTCTTAACATTGGAAAAGACGCATCTTATCTCTTTGTGACTTTTGTCAAACAAATAGTTGATTGGGATCGGCTGTGCGATCTTTGTTTTTCAATGTACTCCGCGGTTCATCCTTCCTGCTTCTGTATAGTGTGACAGATTATTT